CTACTCCCTACTCCGATGTTTCTTCGATTTTCCTCCTTTTTTAAACCGTTTACTCGGTTTCAATGTTACTTGTCCTTTTTTTTTATTCCTAATTTTGTCAACAGGGAAATCGGTTTCATAATTTCTTTTATAAAATACAGGTGTAAGACTGGCAGATAAATGTGTTTTTCCAGAAACACTTACTGGTCGGTGAAGAACCGGTGTATCTCCATTGCGCAGTCCATTTATTATTTTTAATTCTTCATTCACTTCTTTTTTTAAATCTTTGGTTTCTTCATCTAGTACCCAGATTTCTAAACTACATAGTCGAATTGATTTTTCTGTACTATGCAGTTTAATATTTTCTAAATATATCAATTCATTACTGAATTTCTGATTTTTAGCTTTTAGTTTATATATTTCTCTTTTAATTTTTTTTATTTCTTTGATATTTACATCTTTCATTACCATATCGTCCATATCGTCTTCTAAGTCTATTATTTGTTTTTGTATATTATCTATTTCATCTTGAATTTTTTTATCTGAACTTTGCAATTTAGTTTGTAATTCAGCTTGTTTAGTTTCTAACTCATGTATCTTTTTTTGTGCCTTGGTTATATTCTCATATTCTTTATTTTTAATTTCCAACTCACCCAGAATCTTTTCTTTTTCTTTTATTATTGATTCATTGGTTTCTATGCTCTTTTTCTTGAATTTAATACTATCAAGCATTTCCTTATAATTTTGTTTTTTTTCATTTAAATACCTTGTTTTTTTTATTATACTTGTTTCATTTTCTTCTATACGTTTATTTTTTTCTTTTATATATGCTTCCACTCTTCCGATGTAGTATTGTATTGTCTTTACACTGGGTGCTTCTTTGTGCATGAGTTTAGGTGTTTTGTCTATCGACAACTTTTCTTTTTCTACTTCCTTTCTAACAATATCATCACTAATTTCTGTTATTTTACGAGTACATTCGTCAATCTTTTTTTCTAATTTTATATTTTCACTTATAAGAGATTCTATTTTGTTATGGATGACATATAGCTCTTCGTCTAATTTAATCAAATCAGTTTTATTTTCATTTATTCTTGTAGTTAAAGATTCTATTTCCGATTCTATTTCTTCTTGGTATGACTTGGATTTATCGCTTTTTTTCAATTCTTTTTTATAACCAAGTAAATAATTTTTTAATTCATCAATTTCATCGTTCAATATTTTTTTTCTTTCATTAAAACCTTTAATCTCTTCTTTTAATGCGATGATTTTATCACCGTTGTCTTTGATTTTTGCGTAATAATCACCAATTAATTCTTTTTGTCTGTGTTTGTCGAGTAACTTTTTTTCTATATATTCATCAAAATATTGGCGGTCTCCAACGACAGCATTAAACAAATCTATTCTGGTTGGTTTGCTCATCCACTGTAATTTATTATATATATTATCGTATTATAATCATTGTTCGTTCCAACCGACAGAACCATCTGCAAGGAGACCACACATAAAATTGATTCAATTAAATACCTCCATCAAATGCCACAATTGAAAATATCAAACAAAACTATCAAGTGCAACTATTAACTACAACCATCAACCAACCATCAACCTAAAATGTCATCCGAAACTGTCAAGTCGTTCGTATTTAAACGAATCAAGACGGGGGAAGAAGTCGCGGTGCCCTTCTCAACCAACACCATCATATGCAAGTTCCTCGCCGATATATCCACCCTCTTCAAAGAAAAATACGACATCGACAACTATATACTAATCCAAGGTGGTACTGAATTCGCGGAAAATGGTAAAATATATGACTTTTACAACTACCCGACGCGTTCCGCCACCATCCACCAAGTGTTCGGTGACACGTGCTCGTTCTACATAATGCAGGTATAATAAAACTACACTCAAATATACACACACGCACACATACACGTGTTCATACATATACACGCACACATACACGTCTTCATACATATACACGCCACGTGCAGGCTTATTGAAAGAGCAGTGTAGGCGTAGCCCCCAATGGGGAAAACCTTGGAGTAGGGAAACCAAGGTTTCCCCTACGACCCCATCCTTTGTCTATTTTTTAAAAAAGGATGGGGTCGTAGGGGAAACCTTGGTTTCCCTACTCCTTGGTTTCCCTACTCCTTGGTTTCCCTACTGGATGTATATAAAAATATATATAAATGAGAATAGAAATCGTTTTATTTTTTATTGCCGCGTTGGTAATCGCAAACATTTATTATGAGGGAAAAGTGGTAAAATACGTGACTTCAAAGAAGAAGTATCTGCAAATGGCGGGGGTTTTGTTCGGTTTTTTCATGATATACTATCTCATAAAGAAGAACCCGTTGTCCGCGCAACAAATCCTCACCACTTCCAACGAATACGTGAAATACCTCCCCTTGGACAAAGGCACCGTTAATATGATAAGTCCTATATTGGACTTTAGCTGTAAAACGAATTGGACGGGTAGTAGTGGGAACTACATTGGTGGTGGGGATAATCACCCACTCATCGAAGTCAAAGCGTTAAAGAAACCCGCCAACACTACCGCCACCGTAAAACGCTCCGTTTCAGAAACGAAGAAGAAGTACGTCAGCGCACAACAGGGGTGGAAGTGTGGGCATTGTCAACAACAGTTGTCGTCAACGTATGAGGTGGACCATATAATTCCCCTTTACAAGGGGGGCAGCAACGACCTTACGAATTTAGTGAGTCTTTGTCCGAACTGTCACCGTAAAAAAACGGTGATGGATAGGATGAAATGCGACCAATAGTCACATTTTCCGTCATTCCATTCAGGAAAATCCGGTCATCTGTAGGGAAACCAAGGTTTCCCCCATTGGGGGCATAGCCCCCAGTGAAACCCCCTTTTGCTTCTTACTTTTGGGTCGGCTATGCCGACCCCAAAAGTAGGATACGACCCCATCCTTCATCAACTATTTGACTCTTATTCGCTCGGGTGATTCTTTCATTTCCATGGTGCAAATAAGAATCACCTGATTTTCATTATATACCTATATTGTATATAATGAGCCAAATTAGCATATCTGACGTTAGATTTGGAAAACCTAAAAATAAAAGTAAAACACGCACACCTAAAGATACATATGACCTTAGAATTGAAACTTATAAAACTGAAATTCAAGCGTTGACAGAAGCCATAACATTCATAGAAAAAGAAATGTCAAAAAGAAAAATTACATTTGAAACAATACCCCGCGGTTTATTAGACAATAATGTAAAAACCACCGGACAGTTCACCGAAAAAGAAAAAGATAAATTATATAACGCGAAGGTTGACGCTTATATACAAACACTTTTTAAAGGCACCAAAAATATCTGCTATGCAGTTCTTAATAGAATAAGAGTTTTATATATTACCCACAAAGGTAGAGTAAAATACGAACTGAGCAAATTTACAAGGGAAAACGGTACAAGAGAATTATTTAGACATACAAGACGCGCTTTCAATATAGCTAATAGGATTTTCACAAGAACTGGCCGAGATATAGAGGCAGAAACAGACATAGACGAACTTAAAAAAAAATTAGTTGATTATAAAAGAAAACTTGATGAACTGAATATGTTCTATGCCGGAAATACACAAGCAAATGATCTTGCTATTCACCTTATATGTATTAAAAAAGACACCTCAATTAATGAAGGTATGATACTAGGTAGAATAAGAGATAACATCTTATTTCGCGAACAAATCAAAGAACTGAATAAATTAATCAAAAAGTCAGAAGAACGAATAACAAAATTAGAAGGAAAAAATAAACATATAATTATTGATAATACTGGGGAATCCAAAGTTTCAGACGAGGCTCAAGATGAATTTCAATTAACAGATATAAAGAGTGACCTCATAGAAACATCCAACTCTCAACGTGACAATGATGTACGTGGTGCCGAAGAAGCGATTAGTTTATCACGACAATATAATGCCAATAATCTTGGTGTTAGTGTTGCACTCAGAAACGCTAGTAGAAGTAAACCACTGGTTAAAAGGCGAGAATCGCGTGGTGGTAAAACAACTCAAAGAAATAGGAGATATAAGACAAATGCCAAAGCCCCTTTCTATTATCGTCGCGACCGAACAAAGAGGCGGTATAGGCATTAATAACCATCTCCCTTGGAAAATACCAAAAGACGCCCGCTTCTTCCGCAATAAAACCATCCACACATCGTCCCCCGAGAAAATCAACGCAGTCATCATGGGGCGCAAAACGTGGGACTCTTTGCCCCGCGCCCCTCTTCGTGAGCGGTTAAATATAGTCATTTCCACCACTCTTGCAACCATCGGCATCGATGACAGTCCGGTTCAAAGGGTTGGCAGTGGTGCCGTTCGTAGTAATTGTATAGAAGAAGAAGTCACACAGAATCCTATTTATTTCCCAACACTGGAAGAGGCGGTAAAATACTGCGACGAATGCTTGGCGGTGGAATCGATGTTTGTGATTGGCGGAGGACAACTATATTCCTATTGTATGGAGCATATGTTGGAACGACTGGATGCGGTGTATTGGACGCTGGTGAAGCGGGTGATAGGGGGGTGCGACTGCTTCTTCGAGCCCCCTGCCGAGTTTTTCCGAGACTTTAGAATAACGCGTTTAGAAGAAGAAGTGGAAGGGGAGTTTACTATAGTAAGATATGAAAAAAAAGAGGAGTGGTAGAGGAGTGGTAGAGGAGTAGTGATTGTTTCATTTTCCTTCGTTTCACTTCGGAAAATCCGGTCATCTGTAGGGAAACCCCCTTTTGCTTCTTACTTTTGGGTCGGCTATGCCGACCCGAAAAGTAGGATACGACCCCATCCTTTATCAAGTGGTTGACTCTTATTCGCTCCGGCGATTCTTTCATTTCATTCAGTAAAATGGAATAAAATAGACATGCATATTAAATGCCATGTATATTATATAGTTAATAGTAAAAATGACAAAAAGGCGACCACGAGGATATGGACGACAAACACGTAAAAAAACACCTAATATTCCACAACAAACACGAAATGAACAACGTCTGCTACAAGAAAGTCCCACATATGTCAACTGTATGAGTGATTTGGAAAAATACGAAGAATACATTCAAAGATTATCTGAACTTGATAAAAGTATAAATTCAACGAATGAGTTAATACTAGAATATCAAATTATGGTAGACAGGTATAGTGATTTGTTAAGAAGTGGCTTAAAAAAAACTAAAGATAGAGAACGGGCCAATCAACTAATGCAAGACGTAATGAAGAAAATAAAAAGAAATAACAAGCGTTTAGATAAACTTATAGATTATAAGGTTGAAGTTCAAGAAAATGCAGACTATTATGAGAAAATTAAAATAAAGTGCGATGAATATATAGGAGTAAAAGAAGGCGTGAATGAATTACCACAAGACGTTAGTGAATTAAAACAACAACATATTGAACCAAAAGAGAAAAGCGTTGATAAATTACCACAGTTAAAGGGAGACTTTTCTATTAAAGACTACCCTAATTTACAAAGTTATAACCCCCCCGCTAAGGCAAAATTAGTACCATCATCACGAAAAGGCGGAGGAACACGCAAAAAATCAAAGAAGATAAGAGGCAGTAAATGACGTTAAACATAATACCCCCTCCATACACGAAGTAGGGAAACCAAGGTTTCCCCTACGACCCCATCCTTTACCTATTTTTTAACAAAGGATGGGGTCGTATCCTACTTTTCGGTTCGGCATAGCCGAACCAAAAGTAAGAAGCAAAAGGGGGAAACATAGGTTTCCCTACTTCCCTACAAAGAAAAAGGATGGGGTCGTAGGGGAAACCTTGGTTTCCCTACTTCCCTACTTCCCTACTTTAATGACTCTAAAAGTTGGGCGTGTCGGTGAAAATCTCCGTGCTCGTCACACCCGCCCCCCCACCTCCTAACATCGAAACTGAGTTTATCTTCGAATCCGTCACCACACTCATAAACTCTTGTATATACCCACTAAAATTAAATAAAATATAAGTCGCCGTCAAAGAAGAAATGAAAACAATCAATGTGTCCCGAAAAATGACTTTCAGTGGTTTGTCATCTTTGTCAATAAACTTCATTTCCGCGACCTTGCTGACAAAAAACAAAACACTTGTAATAACCGGAATTATCAATACATTCGTTGTGTTGAAATTCGAGGGCATTTGTTTCAATAATAAACTTTATACAATTATAGAAAAAATAATTATATAAACTTAACGGTAAAGTAGGGAAACCAAGGTTTCCCCTACGACCCCATCCTTTTTCTTTGTAGGGAAACCAAGGTTTCCCCTACGACCCCATCCTTTTTCTTTGTAGGGAAACCAAGGTTTCCCCTACGACCCCATCCTTTTTCTTTGTAGGGAAGTAGGGAAACCAATGTTTATCCCTTTTGCTTCTTACTTTTGTGTTGGCTATGCCGACCCGAGAAGTAGGATACGACCCTCTCCCTTGTTAAAAACACATAAAAAGGATGGGGTCGTAGGGGAAACCTTGGTTTCCCTACTCCTTGGTTTCCCTACCTCCCTACAAAGAGTCGCCATGATTTTACAACAGTTCTTCCACATCGGTCAATGCAACCAAGTCACTGAACCCTTTTTTTACATCCACCACGGCTTCTTTGTTCGGCCCACCCACGTCAAATATATCTATATTTCCTAAATAAACACTGTCGTCATGGATCTTCAGCTTCCCTTTTGCCTCATCCTCGTCCTCCTCTTCTTCCTCCAACTTGCGTTTTATCGAGTTCGACATGCTGATTTCTTCGAGCCGGTCTAAGTCTTTCGGCGCGTGCTGTTTGCTTTCCACCCCCTTTTCATCCATAACATAATCTATATCATTAAATTTCAGTGTCGTGGTGGGTTCTTCCTCGTCGTTTACATTGCTTATCGTCGGAACAACCGCGGGCGGTTCGGGTTCTAGATTCTTGGACTTCGCCTTTTCGCCGTCATCCGAGTCTTCTGTGTCTTCTGTGTCTTTCTGTAGCCCATCTTCCGCCCCCGCCCGATTGCCCTTAACAGATGGGTCTTCTAAATTTTCTATAATGACTTCCTCCTCGTGTTCCACCGATTCGTCTAAATAGGCACGGACAATCTGTTCGGTGGGAATACTTTCACGTATGGTCGTCATAATACATTCGCGAATAATGAGTTCTATTTCACGATTGTATTGCTGTATTTTCAAAGAAGTGATATTCTGACCACGCTCATATAGATAGACATTTGCGTATATTTTACGTGCGACGTGTATGTAGATGTTATGGATGAAATGTTCCAGTTTGGGAATGGATATATCTATCTTTTTCTGTTTGTTTCCCACCCGGATGCAAGTGAGGACTTTCAGTTGGATGATATGAACACAGGTGATTAGGTCGCTGATATAGTTGCAACCGCTTTTGTTGATTATTCTTTGAACTTCTTCTTGGACAATCACTGAGTTCCATTGGGGAATTTTAGAAAGGAGGTTTTGGAATGTGAGTAGGTATTTGACCGCCTCGTTGTTCTCGACACACATTTTATAGGCCTCGTTAAATATGGAGCGTACACCTTCGTTGATGTGTGGGAGGAGGATATATATAAGTCTTTCACACCATTCATTACGGGAGTCGTTGAGATTGGGTATCAAATAATCGTCCATTATATTTGTTGGAAACTTTTTTTTTTGTTCATCTAAACTAATCGGCAGGGAAACCAAGGAGTAGGGAAACCAAGGAGTAGGGAAACCAAGGTTTCCCCTACGACCCCATCCTTTATCTGTGTATGGAAACCAAGGTTTCCCCTACGACCCCATCCTTTATCTGTGTATGGAAGCCAAGGTTTCCCCTACGACCCCATCCTTTATCTGTGTATGGAAGCCAAGGTTTCCCCTACGACCCCATTCTTTGTTAAAAAAACGGTAAAGGATGGGGTCGTAGGGGAAACCTTGGTTTCCCTACTCCTTGGTTTCCCTACTATTTGAGCGCCTCAAACACCTCCGAAAACGGAACAAACGCCTTTTTACAGTTGGCGAAAAAGGCCTCGTAGTTTTTCAGATTCGTATCAAATACATTCAACCTGACAGTCGTAAACTGAACCCCGTATTCCAACGCAAACTCTTTCAAATCCGGATTATTCAAATTATATACAACATCTGGATACGTCACCTTCATCACAGTTAAATCCGTGCTTTTGGTTTTAGGGTCGATGGACGGCGGTGTGCCATTCTGATTCATCAAACTTTCATACGTAACTGTCTTCACCATCTTCCCCCCGCTCTCTGTATTCACATACCTCGACAAGTTGAAACAACTGCCTTCATCCCCTACTAAAACCGAGCAGTTTGGATAACTGTCGTAATCGGGCGCAGCCATGACATCTATAAATACCACTATTTTCCCCATAATGTCTTTTAATTCCGTATTAATGTCCACCTTAAACTTGTACATCCGATTTTTTATATTTTTATCTATCGACTTTGCAACCATTTCATAGAGAGTATTGTCTTTAGAGTAAATACGCAAATTGATAAATAGCGGGTCATTCGTGTTCATTACGGGGGCGGAGAACGCCTCCGTGGCAATCGCGTATAGCACTTGTCCCAGAGGCAAGGTATTGGCCGACGACATCGTGGTGGGGGTGGCTCTCGGTTTTTCACTGTATCCCACACAAGGCAACCCGTTCACCAGATATACCTCAAAATCCAAGTATCTATACCCGCGTTCAAGAGCGTAGGAGACAGCACTGAGCGACATCATTGAGTTTGTAGCATAAGCCGTGTTATACGAAGACTTTACTATAAAATCCTTTAATGTAAGGTCGGGGTAGTCATCGGGGTTCACCGTCTGCGTCCTCGACCCCGAGTCCTTCAATATCATGGACTTTATATCTTTGGTTTTTTCATTATTGCTGTCCATCCCTTCTTCGAACCCTTCTTTGGAGGCGTCACTGCCCCCTCCTCCCGATGCGTGAGCGACCCCCACCGTAGAAATAGCCCGTGCTTGTGAGTCATACATGTATTTCTGATTATAGAGGTATTGGAAAAATAGATAGGTGGTTATAATAAGGATAAGAACAATTGCGACCTTTTTCGTCCAATCCAACTGAGTCGACGTTTCCATACCTATATATGAATAATATATAATAACAAATATTATATAATAATTTGATGGCAGGTGGTTTATGCAATTTAGTCAGCGTCGGAAACGCAAATGTCATATTGACGGGGAATCCCACCAAAACGTTTTTCAAAGTCGCCTATTCTAAATACACAAATTTTGGACTCCAGAAGTTCCGTCTGGATTACGAGGGCAGTCGCGACTTGCGACTTACAGACGATTCCGTGTTCCAATTCAAAATAAAAAGATATGCCGACTTGTTGATGGACACCTATCTCGTAGTGACACTGCCGGATATTTGGAGTCCCATATATCACCCGTGTAATCTAACGGGGAATAGGTGGGTCAGCTACGACTTCCGCTGGATTCACGACATAGGCATACAGATGATACGTTCAATCGAAATCAACTGTGGGTCGGTTCTCATACAAAAATACAGCGGGGAGTATTTAATGGCGATGATGGAGCGCGACTTCACGCGTGAAAAGAAAGACCTTTTCAACCAAATGAGTGGGAATGTGAGCGAGCTGAACGACCCCGCGAATTCTTATGGGCGCGTAAATACGTATCCTTCGGCGTACCATACTGAAAATATTGCAGGGGCGGAGCCGTCTATCCGCGGTAGAACATTGTATATACCCATCAATACATGGTTTACATTGAATAATCAGTGTGCGTTTCCTCTCATATGCCTACAATACAACGAACTCACGATAAACGTCACGCTTCGACCAATTCAAGAACTGTTCCAGGTGCGCGACATTTTCGACCCAGATTTCAACAATCCTTACATACAACCCGATTTCACCCAAGAACA